ACCCTCGGCAACAGTTAAATATTTAAGAGCTGAATAAGTATCGTCTATTGCTACGGCCGTACCTGAAATAGGATCTTTAATAATTCCAATTTGTCTAAATTCATTACCGACAATAAAATCATCACCTTCAGCATATTGTAATCTAGAGTTAATAGCTACATAATGTGATCTTAATTCATTACGAGGGTCAGCACCAAAACCACCTTTCGGACCTAATACAGCTCTTGCTGTAGCACCAGAACCATTCCCTCCACCTGAAAACACTACATTAGCTGCAGTGAATCCTTCACCATAATCGGATATTGTAACACCCGTAACTGTATCACCTGTTAGAGTAGCAGTAGCAACAACATCTTCTGTGCCATTCCCATACACAGTAACAGTTGGAGCTGCAGTATATCCAGACCCACCATTAGTTACTTTGATATTATATATAGCACCATCCACAGCGTTTTGTTGTACATCCCATTGATTTTGATCAGAACCAGATCCTGGATCAGTATTTAAATACATCACAGGAATAAATGCCGCTGTTAAAAACTTAGTAGCTACATTTGTAGATAATGTGAATAAATATTTCCATATATAACCATCAACATAATTCCCTTCAGTGAAATTGATAATACCACTTGATATTGATAATACATCAGGTGAATATATTGATCCACCCGGACCAGATTTAAGACATATATAAACATTATTATTATCTGTAATAATAAAATATTTACGCTCTGTAGATTCTAATCCAGCATCTCTATCATCATATTCGTCATAAGGCGATCCTGATATCCATTGATTTCTGACGGATGCGTGTGATACATCAGCTTCAGCAATTAATTTCATAGATTGCATCTTTTGATGCGCATCAAAATGTGTTGAATAGTCATTATCATAAGGTGTATCAGCAAGCTGTTCATCAGCCCATGGCTCAGACCGACCGATAAACAAATAATACGATGATGCGATTACATCAGCAATGAGGTGTTTTGCCATATCTAATCTGAATTGGCTTGTGATGATAGCTGTCATATTTTGTGACCTTTTATTTTAATTAATGTTATATATATATATATAAGTTTTATACAATAGTAGTTGATATTAATGTGTCTGTTGTCGTATTATATAATGATTGATGTATCTCAGTTTCAACATTACCATCAACAGTTTTGTTTGTTACATCGATAAATGTTGTATTACTCCAGTTACTTATAGGAGAATTCAACTTGAATTTAAACGCATCAAAATATTCACGTTGTCCAAACTCACCGACATGATGTTTAAAATATTCAGGATAAGCGGTACCGTTCTTAACAACAATATCTCTTCCTGTTAATTCTTTTAATATATAAGATGACCTATCCCACCCATCAGTATTAGCTGTTACTCTTTTCCAATTGATAATATCATTAGCAGGATCATTAGAGATACTATAAGTAGTGTTAACTGGATGTGTTATAGTTTGTATTGCTTCATAAAACAAATAATTAACACTGGATTTAACGACAAAATGCTCAACATAATTTTTATCAAATTCCCATTCTTGTATGTTAATCCCACCCTTAATGACTCTAATAACAACAATATTATCTTTAACAGCAGCATCATTTAATATTATATAATCACCTGATACAATATAAGCGTATTCTATGTCACCGGTAGCTTCATCCACTTCATCTAATAGTTTAATACCATTAACGAATACTTCAACAAATAATTGAGTAGGATTATATGATGAAGCGAAAGTTGTTTGTGTAGCTGCTGTTACAGTATATTCATCCTCATTATATTCATCCTCATTGTCCTTATTGGCAAGTAAGAATTCGGCAGTAGGATTGATATTATATAGTTCATTCCACTCAGATGATGCCTGTACAACTGGAATAACAATAGCGTGTGGAAGTCCCGCAATTTGCCATCCTGGTTGGTTTAAACTTAATATTCCAGAGTTGAGATATATAGCAAGTAATATCTCACCAAAGAATATAAACCCTGCAGGATGAATTAATCTATTAAACGTATTCTCCCATAATTCCGCATTAGATCCTGTTCTTAATACATACGAAAACTTTTGGTAATAATAAGAATCTTGTAATTTCTTAAAACTTGATAAGAAACCATCATGTGTAGTAAAAGTCCCTGTATCATATATCTTAATAACAGAACCAGAAGCTATTACAGTAGGAAAAGTAATGAAATAATCTAGTTCTTCCCTGTCTGGGATGAGTTCTTTAAATGTTACGTTGTCCACATGATAAATGTTCGAATTGTCCTCACCATAATCTGTAATTTCAAGTGTGTGAGTCGTAGATGTTGCTGTAAAAGAGTCTTCAATAGTTCCCACACCAAAAGATGTAAAGTTACCAGTAGAACTGTTGAAAGCTATACCCGATATCCGTACCCTTATTGAGCCTGCTATTGCAGTATCGATAGTAGCTTTAAATGTGTACTGACTACCTATAGTCAAACCGGTTATAGTCTGAGTTACGTTAGCGTAAGATTCATCACTTCCCCATACAACTCTTAGTCTATTACCATCATCATATACATTGTGACTAATTGTAGAATTATAAGCACTAGACCAATCATCAACGTTACTATTAAAAGTACCATTAGTAATCAACTCACCCTGAGGGCCGTGTATAGGAGAGGGTTTAACAGACGTTATAAAATCAGGTGGAGGTGTTGTACCCTCAACAGTAATACTGTCTATAGCACCTGTCTCTGTTACAGAATGTACTGTAATAGTTATGTCATTAATACCATCTACACTACCTACACCTATAAAAGATCCTTCTATTGTAATAATATCATTAACTTCATACATCTCACCACCATTAGCTATACTAACCTCATATGCAGATGGTACAACTTTATTATTTACAATGACATTAAATCTAGCATTCTTAGCGTCAAGGTTGTTCATTGGACCCGAAAGATAATTGACGTTATTTATATTTTGGGTAATACCAGTAACATTATTTATAGTAGAGAGTTTCACATCATCTACATATACTAATAATCCATCAAATGTTAATATATCAGAATTATCATCACCACCTGTTATAACAGTAGTATCTGATGTTAATGTATATGTATATGATGGAGTATAGTATGAAGGATTAGCTATGATATCATCAGTTTGTGAAAACCATTTACCATCTGATGGTGCAAACATATCATCTTTAGGAAAATATACCTCTACTTCATCATCATAAAAGAATCTAAAGAATGCTTTAATAGAATCCATAGTACCACGGGATTTATATAATTCAGTTAAATGCTTATATAATAATTTAGGTTCAGCTGAGAATTTTCTCGGAATAGCTTGACCAATTTCATTCTGTAGTTGTGTTAAGAACGGATCTGCAGCTTTTGTATATGCAGCAATTGATACTTTAGCTGCATCAATAATATCAGTGTCATAAACACCTGTAACTGCCTCAATTCCGGTATCATATTGGAGTTGCGTTACTACATTGTTAGCTAAATCTATTGGTGTAGGTAATCTAGTAGAAGCCTCGACTGTAATCTTATCCTCAGCTTCATCAATATCTCTTGCACGCGAAATAGTATTTAGATAATATAAAGATTTATTATCAGTTTCTATAAACTCTAAATACTTCTGCAGAAATACTTCAATATCCGGTGATTCATTAGATATATGCTGAGGTAACACAGAAGATACCTCAGATGATATATTAAACCTTTTACTACCGTGTCTTGGCATAACTATTTCTCTTTAGAAGTTGTCTTATAATTAATACCAGCCGATGTACCACCAGTAATCATTGTATCTATTTCACCTATGATATTAATATCATCTGTTAATATAGTTAATAATTCATTACGATTAGGTGCTAAATCATATGAATTAGGGGGTACAGTAACTTCTATATAATCAACCTCTGTATCAACTAAAGACGAGGGAGAAAACCCATTCAATATAATCCTACCTGAGGTTTCGTCTATATATCCTATCGAATTTGCAAGGACAGACTGATCTGCAGCTACAATTTTAATTATACGAACACCATCTGTTCCTAATGTATCTTGAAGTGTACAGGTTTTTGTTAGATATATAAACTCAGTAGACGATATAATAGATAAATTAGAACTTGATTTTAATATAGGTGATGCAAATCTTAATTCATATTTAGTTTCTTTACCAAGAACAGCTGTAAACCGTTTCTTCATATATACACGAGCATATGAGTTTATAATAGAAAAATCAGTGTTGTCAATATGACTTAATACTTTAGAATATCTAAACACACCATCAAACCTCTTTAATTCATTTTCTTGATAGTTGACTAGTGTTTCCCTAACTTTTTCTTGTAGTGCATCAACATTAGCATTAGTTGTATTAGGGTTATATTTAAAAAAGACATCTAGATTAATATATGTATATGTAGGATCAATAATCACAGGTGTAATAGATACCACATTCTTTGGTTTCAGATATTGGGCTTTAATATACTCTTTATCTGAATACGATAATACCTCAGTATCTTTTGGTGCTATCGTTATATATACTTTGCCATAATCAGGTGGCACATGATCCTCACCACCCCATACAGCAATAGCTCTGATATTAGCAAAGTTTGACTGAATAATAGTTTTATAATCATCGGGTGTTACTGCTCTATTCTGTGCAACAAATCCTAATGGTGCGTTGAACTTGATAGAATCTACATCTTCACCTATTGATCCACCTGAAGCTGAATATAGTGTAGTAATATCTACATCATTATTTCCATCAATAGTATTAACTAAACTAAACACGGAAGCACCATTAGCTTTTGAAGCTTCAGTAACAACATATTCTAATTGAATAACATTACCATCAATTAGTTTTTTACCTATAATACCATCACCAAAGTATACTTCATAGTATCCTTCTTTGGATTCTTGAAGCCAATACGCTTTAGTATCTGCTACAATATCAACTAAGTTTGTAGATAACACAAAAGTATCAAAATCAGAAGAATTTTTAGATTCTTTTATAGTAACAACTAATGAAGATGTTACTGTATTATCAAAGGGTAATACAAAGTTCTCAGATGTATTTTTATCATATGTATATTCGGTTGTTTTATATTCACCCTGAATTAATTCTACATTTTCAAACTTATATACACCCATTTCTCTGGGAATAGCTAATGTTTTTGTATTAACGAAGTTATAAGTGGTCGAATCAATAATAGTCTTGAATATAGTACCTCTGTTCATGACGAGGGATCTATAAGATCCATCTGCCTTTAATACACCTACAGGATTATTAATAATTATTGATATATTAGCTCTAGGTGCATATGCTGATCTAGGCGTATATCCTAGTAACTTAGCATGTGATACCACCGAACTTCGTAACTGAGCAGTATCAAGAAATGTTTCATTAATTGCCATGTTTGCATTAAATGCGTTATAATGTGTCGTATATGCTAATACATCTAATAACGCGTTGATTGTTGATCCTTCAAAATTATAATCATCAAACTCAGACTGACCTTTAAGAAAATCTTTAAGGTTGGTTTTAATTTGATGAAAATCTAATTCAGATACGTTTAGATTTCCTGTCGTTTGTGCCATTAGCGTAATCTCTCTACAATAAATTCTACAGTTGTTGTTACTTCTTCGGGTGAGATTATATTAAGTTCTAATACAATCTTTAATGCATTTCGTTCTGTTAAATCAGTTACCTCTAAATCAAGAATAACAACTCTAGGTTCATAGTTTAATAATGATGTTGTTATTCTTGATTTAATAGCAGCTGCTGTAATAGAATCATAATTTTCAAATAGATAATCCCGTAATGATCCTCCAAAATCAGGATCAAATACTTTCTCTCCACGATTAGTCATTAGAATGTTAATTACAGACTGTTTGACCGCTAGGATATCTTTTTTAAGTGCAATATCCCCTGAGTTAGGTATTACCCTAAACTTTAGGTCTATGTCACTATATGCTTTTACTCTTGAACTTATACTCATAACTTTATTTATACTCTGAAACGAAGGTATTATTAACTATTAACCACCAGCAAAAACATTACCAGAACCACCAGATACAGCAGTACACGTAGTTATCCCATCACCAATACGACCTGCACCTTTTCCATTTACAAATACTGTTGTTGAACCTGTGGTTATTGGTACGGCATGTGAGGGACAAGGGTTTCCTGGTTTTTTATGCCCAGTATTATTATCTCCTTGTCTAGACCAAGGTATTCCATTAACATAAACATCAGGACTTCCTTCAGCTCTGTCCATGGGAGAACAATGTGTTATATCGGCATCACCTATTCTTGTTGCTGCAGGCATATAAACCTCCTATAAACTTGAAAAAAATGTTTTTAAATCTACACCTAATACTTCACCTGTATTGTTATGTATTTTTACAAGATATGATATATTTATGACCGAATCAGAATCATTATAATGATCATGAAGTGTATATCCACAAGTATATAAGACATCCTTATCATGTCTTATATCTATAGCAAAATATGTCATATCGGGGGCAGTAGCATCATTATAAGGCGGCCATTTAATACTATCCGGTAGAGTTATTGCTACTGAATCTTCATCATCTCTTGCTGGAAAGTTTGGAGGTAAATAAGAAGCCGTAGAATAATGTATTAATGGAAATGAATCTACTCTATATTGACCAGACACCAATACTGGATCGCGAAGCCCTTCTATTGTTGGTATTGTTATAGATACATCATTACCTTCAGTAGCATATTCATACACACCATTGTCACAAGTTATATTAGTTATCTCATATTGATAACCTGTAGTTTGTGCATACGAACTTGCAATTAATACACCTGAGGAATCAACAAAGTCGTTATTAGAATTTGTATTCGAGAGCATTGAATCTAATGAGCCTGATATTAAACTTTCATCAGTACATAGTAATTGTATTTCAAATACCCCTTCAGATCGATCTGTTGGGATAATATTATGAACAAACTCAGGATCTGAAGGGGCGTTTGAATTTATTACACTCATGATTAATCCCAAAACCCTTTCTTAGTATATACTTTATGGTTGTATGTAACAGAATATGAATCATGGGAGCCATTTGGATTTTTTTCTGATATTTGTATAACACTTTTGTATCCACCTGATACAAAAGTATATTCTCCTGTAGCTTCAATTTCATTAACGGACTTAGTAAGGAACTCATTAGTTTGTTTAACTTGTGCAGCTCTTATTTCTTTTAGTTTCACATTATTTGCTGCTGTAACAGCAGGTGTGTCTGCTTTATTACCAGCATTAATAATATATCCAAGTTCAATTACTGAGTGTTTTGCATATATTTCATTTTTATTATCAAAAAAGAATTGGCCAGACATAATTCTACCTTTATAATCCCCAGTTGCTTTAGATTTATAACCTATTAACAATTTAAAATACCCATGAGAGAACCACTTATCTGGTTCAAAATCTTCAACTATTATAATTCGGGTGTTCATTCCTATAAATTGTTTATGTTCTTTTACATCTACTATCTTTTCTTTTATAGTAGATGTTTTAGAATTAGAAGGTGATTTTTTTGATCTTGCCTTTTTCATATCATCTGCTGTTTTAGCAGAAGTAGAATCTTGTACTTTTTGCATCTGTTTAGCTACTACATCTACATTAGCAGACACTACCTCACCAACAGCATTTATAGCACCCTTTGCATCAGCTGCGGCCGCGGAAGCAACTGCCTTTATTTCTTTTTCAGCTCCTTCAATAGGAAAGACAGGCATCTTAGGTGCTTCTTTTATAAGTCCATCAACACCTTTCTGTAGATTGGGTATAATAGCACATGGATCTATATCACCCCCCTCTAATACCTTTAATAATGCATCTAGATTTATACCTTTCTTATCTAATGCTGGACCCCATTCATCTGTAAATGCCTTCTTAGCGTCACTGATGTATTTATTGATTTGTTTTTTTTCTTCGGCAGTTAATTTAGGATCACTTAATCTAGAGGCATATCCAGCCAGTTTAGATACAAGTGCCATAAGTTCAACAGACATAGGTATCTTAGGAAGTTCTGGTAATTCAGGAAGTTCAGGCATCCATGATCGGATCTCTGTTTCCATATCTTCTTTTAACTGATCAGCAGCAGCTTTCGCATCAGCAGCAAGTTGATTAACCATACCTAAAGCAGCTTTCTTTGCTTCGCCTAGTTTATCTTGAAGTCCACCTAATAAGGCATCAACATCTATTCCACAAATCATTTATATATTCCTATTTATTAAGGTGTATCTTAGCACCAGTTACTTCGACATTAGCAATTGATACGACAGTAAGTAATCCAACTGAATCGATAGCTAATGTTTCCCCGACCTTATATGTGCATAATCCAGCGACACCGATCTCTAACTTACCACCCACCTTCATTGATGAATTCTCTGCAGAGAATGTTCCAAAATTACCATGAGTGGTTATATTACATTCTTTTGTAGTAGTGATCTGTGTGTTACCTAGTATTGTCTGATCCCAATCACCATTAATAG